AGCAAAGATAGTTCGGCCAAGGTAAATGTTAAACGAATAGATGAAACTCAAAGTAATAGTGCGAAAGCTAATGTATTAAGAACGAATGAAATAAAAGATAATTCAGTAAAATCTGACATTCTTGTTAAACAAACTCAAAACAATAGTACTAAGGCTTCCATTGTTGTTACCGAAATTAATGACAACTTGGTAAAGGCTTTAATTTACACCACGCCTACTAAAGATAACAATGTTAGGTCAAACATTAAAACAACCTATCTAAAGGCTAATTCTACTAAAGGTAATATCTTAGCAATTGGTCAACAACCAAATACTGTAAAAGCTAATATCTTTGTAACTGATAATATCCAAGACAACTCTTCTAAGGTTTCCATTGTCGTTACTGAAACTAATAGTCAATCGACCAAGGCTTCAATTGTTGTTACTGAATCCAAGGCACAGTCAATCAAGGCTAATATTTTAACGGGCTATGCGAAAAACAATTTCGCAAAGGGCAATATTTTAGCAGCAGGCCAGCAACCAAATAATCCCAAAGCCAATATTTTAGTAGCTAATAATACTCAAGATAATTCAGTTAAAGCTTCGATGGTTGTTACTGAGGTTAAAAATAACTCAGCTAAAGCAAGTATTTTCACAACACCAACCAAAGCCAATAGCGTTAAGTCAAATATTAAAGCGACATATATAAAAGGAAATTCAGCCAAAGGGAACATTAAAGCTATTGGTCAACAAGCTAATTACTTTAAAGCCAATATTCTAGTTTCTAATATCACAAAAGCTAATTCTACTAAGGCAAACATTCTTATTACTCCAACAAAAGACAATAAAGCCAAGGCGAGCATTGTTGTTACCAATACAAAAGACAATTCAGTTAAATCAAATATTGTTCGAACGCCAACCAAAGATAATTCAGCTAAGGCTAATATTAAGGTTATTCAAACACAAGATAGTTTAGCTAAGTCAAGTATCTTAGTAACTGAAACAAAAGATAGTTCTTCGAAGGCTAATATCAAAGTCACCCAAACCCAAAACAACTTCGCCATAGCAGATATTTTAGCAAACAAATACAGTTGGGCTAAAGCCAATATTCTTAGGATTGAAACTAAAGATAATCAAGTTAAAGCTAATGTTTTAGTCATAGATAATCTTAAAATAAATCAGGTTAAGGCCAATTTGTATATTCCGACTATTTATAGAAGTCGACCATACAAATCAAAAGAAGCTATGATTTATGAACCAGCTGCTTATCCATATACTAGAAAAAAGAGTATTTATGAAGACTTAGTTTAGAACTTTGGAATTCCCTCTTGACAAGAATTTTTTAATGTGTTATCTTAAAAATGAGGACTCGAAAAAGGATTTGTCCTTAACTTTGAGCCATACCTCTTTAGGTATGGTTTTTTTTGTGATATAATTATGATATGAAGACGAAATGTGTGGTTTGTGGACGAATATATAGTCAACCACCAAGTAAAATAAGAGGTGGTGCTTGCTCTTTAAAATGTGGATATAAATTGGTTTCTCTTAAAAGATACAAAAAAGAATTTGATATTGTTTGTAAGTATTGTGGTAAGTTTAAGCATGTGCCATCGCATCGACAAGCTAACTCTATCTATTTTAAAAAGGGATATTGTTCAAGGAGATGTCAGAAACTTGATGAGGGAATTGAGAAAATTTGCCCAATCTGTAAAAAGAAGTTTAAAGTAATAAAGGCAAGGGAGAATACAGCAAAATATTGTTCGAAAAAATGTTATAATAGATCTAAGGAAGGGAAAATTGTCAATCGATTGTTTGGTTCTGATAATCCAAAATGGAATCCGAACAAGAAATCAAGGACATATCCATCGGGCTATTTGAAGCAGAAAGTAAAGAAAAGAGATGGACAGAAATGTTATATTTGTGGAAGCAAGGAAAACTTGCATGTTCATCACTTAAAAGATTTTCGTTTTATTGGGAAACGCGAAAGGAAACACGAATTGAATAATTTAATTACTTTATGTTTTGATTGTCACTGGAAAGTACATAGGAGAGAATATATATTTAGTTCGGCTGGACTTGGAATGGCCGAGAAAGGAAAATGGTCAGTATGGATGATGCAGTAAGATTTTACGGAACTTTTACTAAAAAAGACGACGATAAACACATCGTTGAAGGATTTGCAACAACTGAAACAACTGATACTCAGGGAGAAATTGTTAGGATAGAAGCAGTAGAAAAAGCGTTAAGTAAATATATGACCTTCCCGACGATCCGAGAAATGCACCAGTGGTCAGCAGTAGGAAAAACTATTGCTGCCAAAGTAGACAAAACCAAAAGGGGGCTTTTTATCAAGGGAAAAATTGTTGACAAAGAAGCTTGGGAGAAAGTCAAAGAAAAAGTTTATAATGGCTTCTCAATCGGAGGCAAGGTTGCTAAAAAAGTTGGTAACATTATTCACGAACTTGTTTTGAATGAAATTTCTTTAGTAGATAGACCCGCTAATCCAGAAGCGGTTTTTAGTTTGGTTAAATTTGACAAAGGAGGAAGTGTGATTGAAAAACAATTGCCAGTTGCTGTAGATGGAATGTCTTCTGGGCTAGAAGTAGCTTTCCCAGGAATTAAAGTTGCTGATAGATTAATTGCAATGATGACAACTCTGACTTATTTAGTTGAGAGATGCCAAGCACTAGAAAGACCTACTAAGCATATTGAAAAAGCCATCAAAGCTCTTAAGCAAGCTACTTTAAAAGAATTAACAGCCGAAAAAGTTGCTGCGGAAAAGGCTTGGATGATGGAAAAAGATAAAGAACTTAAAAAGCTAGATGGCTTTAAAGATGCTATTAGAAAAGCAGTTCTTAATCATCGAGGCGAAAAGTGGATAGACGGTTATTTTGAGGAAGCAAAGAAAGCAAATGGCTAAACGAAAGCGGTCTTACAAAAAGAGATCCTATAAAAAAAGGAAACCAAGGGCTTCTAAGGTTGTTTATGTAGAAGATGTTGATGTTTTAAAGACCCCTAACGCCCTTAAGAACAATCAGCCTGAAATCTTACCTCCTGGAACAGTTATTGTTGATGAAGTAAAAGAATAATGGGAGCTGCGGAAACGACTAACACTTACACTTTTAATCCAGCGAAGAGAAGCGTTTTTTCTTTTGGTAAGAAAAAGAAGCCCAAGAAATCTAAGAAAAAATAGTTCTGTTTTTATAAATCTGCCCCATTTTAATCTTTTCCTTTCTTTCAGTATCTTTCTTTCGTTTAAACCAAGCCCGCCAGATTTCCCTGTCTTGTTCTCGGCGAGACCTACGATACTTCAATAATCGTTTCCTGTTATTACGATAGTATTTTTTATCGTGTTCCTTTTTGTCTTCTGGATTTTTATATGGCACAGAGTAATCTTATCATGTTTGATTTATGCCTGTCAAATCCCGCCCCTAGCTTTAATTTCAGCAAAGACTTGACAAGACCCGTAAAATAGTTTATTATTCTTACTAGGTTGGTTTATCCAAATAAGTTTGGTAATACCGCTTGCCGAAAGGTGGCGGTTTTTTTGTTGATTAGAAAGGAGTTAATTATGCCGTATCCAGGAATACCACCTTCAAAAACGAAAGCGATGGAGAGATGTGTTGCGGATTTAATGGCTGATCCTGATTTTAAACCGAAAAAAGGAAGGACCAAAAAGGAATCTGCTATCGCTGTGTGCCACGCAAGTATTATGGGAACCAAGAAAGCAGACATGATAACTAAGATTACTTTTAAAGTAGAAAACATGAAAGAAATTATTGCTAAAACCCTTGCTGAAGAAATTGCTAAAAGGATTGAAATTACAAGTGAAACTAATTTGACAAGGAAGGAGGTGAAAAAAGAAGTGAAAAAAGTTGAAAAGAAGCTCAAGAAAAAGGAAACTAAAGCTGTAGAGGAGAAGACCGAAAAAATCGAAAAGGTTGAGAAAGCCAAAGTCGAAAAAAAGGTCGAAAAAGAAAAGGAAGTTAAACTCGAGAAGGTCGAGAAGAAAGCTGAAGTTAAAAAAGAAGAGAAGAAAGAGGAAAAAGCTGAAGTAAAAGTTGATTCCGAGACTCTTCTTCAGAAATTAACTGATGCAATTGGTAGCTTGACCACAGAGGTTAAAAGCCTTTCTAAACTCGTCAAGGTTCCTGCTGAAGAGGCAGCTAAAGTTGAGAAAACTCCTAAAGTTGAAGTTGAGAAGGCTCCAAAAGAGGAAGTAGAGAAAGTCGAAAAGAAAGAAACGGAAGATACTTCTTCAGGAGAAACTTCGGCAAAATTACTCAAGGAACTTGAAGACATCAAAAAGCGTCTTGAGGAAGTCGAAAAATCTCCAGCTAAGACTAAGGTAGTTGTTTCCAAGGGTTTCGGTGGCGAAGCAGATAAAGAGGAAGGTAGGCTTGAAAAAATCGATAAGCGATTAGAGGAATTACATAAGATTCGGAAAGACAAGCCAGCAGATTACGGCAACAGCCACATGGAAGAAGCCTTTAAATTGCTTGACGAAAAAGCAAAACTGCTTAAGTAATAAGGGGTAGTCAGCTTTTAGGCTGAAAATGCTTCTTATAGGATAGAAGCTAGCTAGGCTAGTGGAAAAATACTAAAAGAAGGGAGGTGAAAAAAATATGGTTAAAGTAGATCAAGCTTTGCAAGAGATCAAAGATCTCATCATGAAGGCAGCGGAGGTTACGGGTACTTATACGTATTCTCCAACTGGCGGTACAAGGTCTGTTTTCTCTCCAGAGAACTTGGATGAAAAAATCAAGTTCTTAGTTCCTATTGACACACCTTTGAGGAATAGATTTCCTCGTGTGAAAGGTAGAGGTCAGTCGGCAGAATGGAAGAAAATGACTTCCGCTATTCACTCTGGAATGCATCCTAGTGTCAATGTTGGCACTGGAACAGCAACAACAACCGCTTTTGCGGACGCTGGTGCTCCTGGTGAAACTTCACAGACTTACAGTGCAGAAAATGAACCATACAAACTTTTAGGTAGAAAACTAGAGGTTGGTGGTTTAGCACTGGCAGCTTCTAAGGATCGGGACGGTCAACCTGATATGCAAGCAAGTCGAGAAAGGATCAAAATGTATGAAGTTATGCTTGGCGAAGAAGAGCTATTGATTGCTGGTGATGCAACATATCGAACAAATGAATTCAACGGTCTTAACGACCAAATCACTACTAATTCTGGAACCTGTACATTTATTACAGCTTCTGGTGTTGGTGCGTGGTGTCGGGATCTTTATAGGTATGGTGCTGACCCAACTCTGTTAGTAGCATCTGCTCGGCAACTTCAGGCATTAGCTGATGATTTGGAACACAGCGGAACTATTATGAGGAATGTTGTGGTTCAAAGCGAGGTGACAGGCGTAATTGGTGGTATAGCACTTAGTAGAATTGTTAACCCAGTTACTCAATCTCTGATTGAGGTTAAACCTTCCCGATTTGTCGGGTATGGTGGACTCCTCTTAACGGAGAAGTCTCCCGCTGGTGAAATCTGGATTGAAATCGACGAACTTATCCCAATGTCTAGGGTTGATGTTCCGTCATCCAGTTTCTCATATGTCAGCTTTATCGTTGAAGCATTGGCTTTGAAAGTCATTGGTGAACCTTATCAATTTAAGTTCACGACTGGAGCATAAAGCTCACGGTAATTGTTCTTGCCCTTAGTAGTTTCTTTGCTAGGGGTAAGACAAAGAAACAACAATTACCATTAATGAAAGGAGATAAATGGCTAAAACTTTTAGCAATGTTAGACGATTAAAACCTTGCCCTGTTACTGGGCCAGCTCGTGATGGAAGAGGGCGTGGAGTAGGAATGTCAGGTGGAAGTCGAAGGGGCAGAAGAAAAGTTCCTCAAGGAAGGAGAAGGGGATAAATGGCTGGAAAATATGGAGAAACTTTACTCTCGTATTGTACGAAAGTAGACTTGGAAAATTATTTACTTTTAGATATTGATAGTTCATTTGATACTCAGGTTGATACTTGGATTGCAACAGCAGAAAAGTATGTTAATAATTACACGGCCTACACTACCGCATCTGGATTGCTTAGAGAAGCAATTACTGATGAAAAAGTAGTTTCGCACATTGACAGTGATTCTAACTTGGTTGTCTTTCCAAGAAAGATACCAATCGTTTCGGTTTCAGCATTAAGCTTAGTTAAAGGTACTGATTCTATTACTTTGAATTTAACTGATGGTGATGGGAATGCTAGATATGATATTCCGACAAGTGCTGACTATATTGCTTACCCAGATTATGAGTTATCAGTTACGGGATCAAGTATTATCGGTAGTTTTAATGATATTAAGTTCACCAGATTTTATTCAAAAATGAGTTATATTGCAGGCTATGGTGAAGTTCCTTATCCAGTTAGGCAAGCAACAACAATGATTGCTGCTGATTTTATTATGAGGCACACAAACAAGGAAGATTTAGAAGCAATCAGCCAAGGGAGAGTTTCAAAACGATGGTTTCAAAGAAGGGGTGGCGAGTCAGATTTCATTCGTGATGCAGAAAATTTATTAAAGACATACAGGATAACAGCAAGGTGGATTTAGATGAGCATAATTGTTGATAGTGTTGCGGCTATCCAAAGGCTGACTAGAGATTCGGATAATGTAGATAAAGAGTCCTATGTTACGAATGCAGCCCTACGAGCGGTTAAATGCAATATTCAACCTGCTTCGCCTGCGGAAACGGCAATAGCTGAAGGAGTATTTGGACAAACATATATTATGTTTACAACAGAATCGGGAATTTTTGTAGGAGACAAAGTGACAGTATCGGGAACAGCAGAAATATTTAGGGTTAAAGGTTGTGAATCGTGGGACGCTGACCCATTACCACACTTTGAAGTGACTCTAATCAGATGGGAAGAGGAGAAGGTATGAGAACAAAAATTAAACTTGATTTGAATAAAATTAAAGAACTTTACATTGACAAGAAATTGTCAAGTAACGAAGTGGCTAAAATTATGAATGTAGGCAGTGAAACTATTTTAAGGAGATTAACGGAAATGGGGCTAAAGAGAAATAGATCAGAGTCATTAAGGGGAGAACTAAATCCTTTTTTTGGGAAAAAACATTCTGATAAATTTTGTAGGGAAGCGAGGAAACGAGCTGTTGCAAATGGATTTGGGATTAAAATTAAACCAAAGCCCTTTACAGAAGAAAGGAGAAAAAAAATGAGCAAAATATCAAAGAGATTGGGGCTTAGGCCACCAATTTTTACAGGACATACAGAAAAATCTAAATTAAAAATAAGCATGGCACTTAGGGGTAAAAATTCGTATTTATGGAAGGGTGGTTTTGAGAATTATCGTGGTGATGATTGGCTTTGGCAAAGAAAAAAATGTTACGAAAGAGATAAATGGACTTGCCAAATTTGTGGGAAACATTGTCGGCAAGATATTGCTTGTCATCATATTATTCCTTGGTCTGTGTCAAAGGATAATAGTTTAAATAATTTAGTAACTCTTTGTAGAAGTTGTCATGTTGCTTTACATAACAGAATGATGTCAAACAATCCTTTACCTCACTATGAAGCAGTTTTGGTCAGGTGGGAGGAGGAAAAAATCTAATGTATAACGTTCGATTTAACGTCATTGGGGATATAAAGCTTCTTTCTGGCATGAGAAGGCTAAGGAATGAGTTTGGCATAGGAGTTGAAGAAATTTTGGATGCAGTTGCCGAAAGAGCAGTGGGCGAGATGAAAAACCAAGCACCAAAAATGACGCATGATTTAGCAGAAAGCATTGATGTTATAGAAAAGAAAAAGGGAATGAGAGCAGTTGGACCAGGGGGATCGACAGGAACAAGTGGTAGTCCGTTGCCAAAAAAATACGCATATTGGGTTGAAAAAGGATCAGCAGCTCATTGGCCCAATATTAGCGATATAGCGATGCGATACGCAGTTGATGAAAGTGAAGCTTTCTTAATTGCAAGAAGTATTAGCAGAAAACCAGGAAAGGCAACAAAATTTGCTGAAACAACAATGATTATATCAAGAAATTTATTTAAAAATACAACAGAAAGGATGATGGCACTTTTATTTAGATGAGCGTTACAGCGATCAGAACCAAATTAAAAACAAAATTGGATGAAATGCAATCCTTAAAGGGTGCATGGGATTGGGAAACAAGCAATTCAGAGGGGAAGTATCCTTTTGCTACCTTAACCCTAAGAGATGGTGAAGGGGAATTTAGAAGCACAGCTCACAATTTGAGAAAACGAGGGTTTACAATCAGGATTTATCAGGAGCAAACTAAAAAAGGTCAAGGACCAGAGAATGCAGAAAGGATAGCGACAGCAGTAATAGACGAATTTGAAAAAGCCTTGGACATGGATACGACTTTATCGGGAACTTGTAAATATGTTACGCCTACAGAATGGGTAGCAGAATATCAGAATCGGGATATGAATACACGAGTATTAACAATTAGCGTTGATGCATTTGATCTTGTTTCGTCACAATGATTATAACTTTTAATATTTTAGAAAGGAGGTGAAAAAATAATGGGTACAATACAAATTGGGAGATTAGGTTATGCTGGTTTGAAGCTAGAAGGCTCTCCAGGGAGTGCTGAAACTACACCTGATGTCTATTTACCATATACTGATAATTCTTTAAGAGAACATCATGAATCGATTGAAATCACAGCGGCTAAGACTTCTCGTCTTATGGATAAAGATTCAGTTGTGGGTAAGAAATGGTCTGAAGGAGATTTGGCGATTGATCTTGATGTCATTAATTCAGGTTATTTGTGGAAGATGGCTCTTGGGAATGAACAATTAACGACAGGTACACCCAATTATCATACTTTCTATGCTACTTATTCTGGTAATGCTCCTAAGACTGCTACTATTAGATATGGTCGGGGAGATACTGATTATCGACAGTTTACTTACTGTTCGGTGGATGAGTTAACTATGGAAGTTTCTGATGGTTTAGCTACTTTGACAGCATCGATGCTTGGTGATTTTCCAACATCAGTGGGTGCAGATACTGTAACAACAACATCTGGAACTGTATTTGCTTTCAAAGACATGAGTGTTAAATTCGGTGCTGACTTGAGTAATTTGGATGGCAGTGCAACACCAGTTAATGACTTAACTTTAACAATTGCTAACAACCTTGAATTGATTCACCGAAGCGGTTCGAATACTGTTTCAGCAATCAGAACTAAGGGATGCAGGGTAAGTGGTTCTTATACAGTGTTCTTTGATTCAACTACCGATAGGGATGCCTATATTGCTTTGAATAAAAGAGCGATGGAAATTACTTTTTCGGGAAATTCTGACGAATCTTTGAGAGTTAGAATTCCAGAATTTAGATTATCCGAGGGAGAAATTTCAACTGGCTTAGACGACTTCTTCATCATCGGCTGTGAATTTGTTGCAGAAGACGACGTGGATAGCGGCGTGAGACTTTTGGACATAAGGTTGAGCAATACGAAAGGTGATGTATATTAGGCATAATTAAGTAAAGGAGGAAAATTAATGAATAAATTAGGTGCTAGACATAACTCTATTGAAGGACAAGCAATTGTCTGAAGTGGGGTTATTGTTTTTTAAGAAGCCAAAGAATGAAAACGAATAATATTTCGATTAAGGTGATTACAATGCCAATAAAGACTAATTTTTGACCGATGATAAGCAAGTTTGTAGCAAAATACATTATTACTAATTTACAATAAATTAATTAATTAATCAAGAAGGGAGAAGGTGAAATAGACAAACATGATTTTGAAAAAAGGATGCGTACCATGGAATAAGGGAAAGAAAATTGATAGGATCGGATATCCCAACATGGGACATTTTAAGAAACATTCTAAAAAG